ATACACTCTATATATTCGTGTAAAACACCGACATATTTAAATTTTTTCCTATTATTAATTAAACAACATCTATAATATGTGGTCGTATTTCCAAATTTAATCATATATTTATCATGTGTTATTCTAGTTGGAACAGGAAAATCGCCGCTTAATTCATCGTCAGCATCAAATATTAATAATAAATCAGTTTTATTATATGCGTGATTTAATGCGATTGTTCTATTATATCCAAAGTTTTTCCATTCTTCATATTTTAATTCTCCAGGTATATTTCTTATTTTAAAAAAATTTTCTATAATTTCAGGTGTATTATCTTTTGAACCAGTATCAACAATAACCCAGTAATCAAATTTTATTTTATCACACAATTTATTTAATGAATCTTCTATAATATGCGATTCATTTTTTACAATCATATTTAAACAAATAGTAGGCATTTTGTTTATCTCATTCATCGTTATAATATTATAAATATTTATTTTTTAATATTATATTTTTTATAATAATTAAATTGTATGAATAAATTCCCAATCTAATTCTTCACATATTTTTTTCCATATTGTATCTTGTTCTATTCTTTTTTCTTTATCTTTAAGCATAGGAAAAAATTCTAAATATTCTGTTTCACCTAATAATTCGCATAATTTATATGCTGTATAATAATAATTTAAAAAATTCACTCTATCATCTGGACAATACTTAGAATAAGGCGATTGAAGTTCAGTAAAAAGGTTACATAAAGTTTCTTCTAGTTCAGGGGTCATAGTAGGAGGTTTAATTCCAAGTTTATCTTTAATAAATGGAATATGTTCATAATATTTATTATATCCTAATTTTTTTAGGATTTCCTTGGTTTTAAGATTAGTGATTTGATTTAATTCGATTCTCTCTTTTTTAATTTGAAGTTTAATATTTTCAATAACTTCTAATGGTATTTGTGTTGTTTCTTTGCCTTGGAATTGTGCTAATATTTCTTTAAAATGATTTATTCTCTTATAAGCATAAAAGCATACTTCTTTCGGAGGTTCTTTGTATGATGGTTTTTCATTTTCTATTAAATATTGTACACTTCTAGAACAACAATTACAAATTAAAATCCCTTCATCTTCTAAAGGGATAAGTTCTCCTTTAAAACATGTTTGACAAATATTCGTTTGACACACAAAAGAATTTGTATCAAGAAAAAAATCATCAATATTGCTTAAATATTTTTGAACTATATTGTTATTATCTTTTTGTATAGATAATTTATTAGTATCATCTTCTTGTTTTATTTTAAAGAATGAATTGATTAAGTTTGTCTTATTTAAATTAGGTTGTAAAATATTACCATCAGATATATTTTTTTTATTTTCAAAGTATTCAAAAATATATTTTGAATTATCAAGAAAATATTCTTTTTTTTTAGATTTTACACATCTTATTTGCTCTGTTATTTCTTGTATTCTATCTTCTAAATCAAGACGTTTCTCAATAGGCAAATTAACATCGTTTAGTTTTTGTTTAATTTCATGTCTTTCTAATTTTAATTCTGGAATTAAACTATTTTCATCCTTATTAAATTCGTTTAAAAATTCTTTATGTTTTGTATCAAGTGTAATGGATGTTTTTTTATTAAATTTAATTTTTTTATTAGATTTTGGTTTAAAATTCGGCATTGTTCTTTTATATTTAAAATAAAATTTATTTAATTTATAATATATAAAATATATAAATTATATAAACAATTTTATAAACATTTTTATAAACATTTTTATTAAATATAAAATTGAAATTAAATTGTTTTATAATTTAAACATATAAAATACTATAATATAATGATTCATTTGCTTGATAAGATGTTTATAAAGAGATTTTGTTTGCCTTCAAATACAGACATTAATTTGTACGAAAACGGAGTGGATTTTGTTCCTTCTTGTGTCTGCGGACATTATAATCATGTATCGTGCATCTTGAAAGGGAAAGGGCGATTTAAACAAAGCTAACATATTAAGTTTTGGTGTAAACCAATTAGGTGATACAACTGGCAACAAACCTGGAATTCACGCAGAGGAAGATGCTCTTTCAAAATTAATTCCTTTAAAAAAAAAGAAACGATTAGAGCAAATTAATATATTGGTGATAAGAGTGTCACCAAAAAATAAAATACAATCTAGCAAACCATGTAGTAACTGTTTAAAAATAATGAATATTTTACCAGAAAAAAAAGGATATAAAATTGAAAATGTTTATTATTCAAATGAAGAAGGAAATATAATAAAAACTACTTTAAAATCTTTAGAAAACGAAGAAAAACATTATTCAAAATATTATAGAAGACGTATTAATAACCATTAGAGTTAAAATCTGTTTATTGTTTTCTTAAAAATATTTAATGGATATAAAATTTAATTTAGATTCTTTAAAAGATTTAGAAAATGAAAATGTTAAAGTCGATGTCATTAAATTTCAAAAAATGCTGCTTCTTTTTAATTCTATCGAGCAAGGATGGTCTGTTAAAAAAAGAAATGATTCTTATGTATTTACTAAATCTCATGAAGGAAAAAAAGAGGTGCTTGAAGAATCATATTTAATGAAGTTTATGAAGACTAATTTAGACCTAAATAAGGTCATTTCCTAAGCTAGCACATTCATATTTTTTTTACAAATAATGAATGTAGTATAATAATTTTAGTTTTTATAATTTAATTTGCTTTAGAAATAAATAATAATGTTTTAATAATAAATAGTATTATTAATACTATATAAATTTATTATATTGATTTTAATAACAAATTATTTTGATTTTATAAAATATAGAGAAAATTATACTAAATTTATTTTACAAATTTATTTATACTTTATTTAATTTAATTAATTAATTAAATTAAATTAATTTCCAAAAATTTTTTTTCTTTAGCATCTATATAAATATGGGAGGTGGATTAATGCAACTTGTAGCTTATGGCGCCCAGGACGTTTACCTTACGGGTAACCCTCAAATTACTTTCTGGAAGGTCACTTACAGAAGATACACTAACTTTGCTATCGAATCGATCGAGCAAACTTTCAATGGTCAAGCCGACTTTGGACGCAGAGTCCAATGTGTCATCTCCAGAAACGGAGACTTGGCTTACAGAACATATCTCCAGGTTACTTTGCCTGAGATTAACCAACTTATGGGTCTTGGAAACTACTCTACCGGCCAAAACACCGGTGTCTATGCCCGTTGGTTGGATTTCCCCGGTGAGCAACTCATTGCTCAAGTTGAGGTCGAGATTGGTGGTCAAAGAATTGACCGTCAATATGGTGACTGGATGCACATCTGGAATCAACTCACCATGACAACTGAACAACAAAGAGGTTATTTCAAGATGATTGGTAACACCACTCAACTTACCTTCATCACCGATCCTTCTTTCGCTGATGTTGAGTCTCCTTGTGACTCTGCGGCTCCTCGTCAAGTTTGCGCTCCCCGTAACGCGCTTCCTGAGACCACTTTGTACGTTCCTCTTCAATTCTGGTTCTGCACAAACCCCGGTTTGGCTCTCCCTTTGATTGCTCTCCAATACCACGAGGTCAAGATTAATCTTGATATCCGCCCTATTGATGAGTGCTTGTGGGCTGTTACCACCTTGAACTGTAACACCAACCCCTACACTGGTTCTGCTGGACAATATGCTGTTGGTCGCCCCGTTCCTGCCACCATTGCTTACAATCAATCTTTGGTTGCTGCCTCTTTGTATGTCGACTATGTCTTTTTGGACACCGACGAGAGACGCAGAATGGCCCAAAACCCCCACGAGTACTTGATCACTCAACTCCAATTCACTGGTGATGAGTCTGTTGGTTCTTCTTCCAATAAGATCAAGCTTAACTTTAACCACCCCGTTAAAGAGCTCATCTGGGTTGTCCAACCTGACCAAAACGTTGACTACTGCTCTGCCTTGACTTGCGATGCTCTCCTCTTCAAGGTTCTCGGTGCTCAACCCTTCAACTACACCGATGCCATCGATGCCCTCCCCAATGCTATCCATGCTTTCGGAGGCCCCGCTGCGGTCGCTCACGATTCCCGTGCTTACATCGATGCTCGTGGTCTCTTCCAAGATGCCGGTGCTCTTGACTATGGTCAACATGCTGGCTCCCTTGCTGCTGGCTTCTCTGGATACTGGCATGGTCCCTCCAATCCTTACAATGAGATCAATATGGGTGGTGTAGCTGTTCCCGGTGATACCTTGAACACTGTTGCTCACTTGGATAACTCTGGTGTCTCTGATGCCGGCACATTCGTCCTCTCTGAGACCTCTTTGGACATGCACTGCTGGGGACAAAACCCCGTCGTCACCGCTAAGCTCCAACTTAACGGACAAGACCGTTTCTCTGAGCGTGAAGGTTCTTACTTCTCTTGGGTTCAACCTTACCAAGCCCACACCAGAAACCCTGATGAGGGTATCAACGTGTACTCTTTTGCCTTGAGACCTGAGGAACACCAACCCAGTGGAACATGCAACTTCTCCAGAATTGATAACGCCACTCTCCAACTTGTCCTCTCCAACGCCACCGTTGAGGGAACCAAGACTGCCAAGGTTCGTGTCTATGCCACCAACTACAACGTTCTCAGAATTATGAGTGGTATGGGAGGCCTCGCGTACTCAAATTGAGCGGATTGGGTATTATTATCAAATCTACTTATATATTGTTTACTGTTTAAACTTCTTAAATAAATCTATATTATATTAACTATAATATGGATAACTATAACAACCCATTTTCTTTGAGTTACTACAAAAAAAATAAAAATGAAATAATATTATGATTCAATATTTATATCATAATAATATACTTACAATGAGCGAACACAGATTTTATTTCAAACTGGCATACACAAACCAGACAATTTACTACAACATCGATTTAAATTCAACAATGACAAGTTTTATTTTAAATACAAAACATAGAATTAGAGAGAATTTAAATATATCAGAAAACTATGACATTGAAATTATAGAAGCAGGACAATATAATAATGTAAATGGACGCGATGCTGAATTAGCACCAGCGCTAACATTAACTGATACAACATTAATAGAAAAATATAGAAATAATTATAAAGACATAGCATTTTACATTAGAAAAATTCCTTTTACAAATGATGATAGGTCAATGATTATATATTAAACATTAAAAGGTGTAATAAAAAAATTTATATTATTTTTATTTTTATTTTTATACTTTTTAATTTAATTATCATCATCATCATCTTCGCTGTCTTGAAGAGCAATTTCTTGAGATTCTTCTCCTTCAGGAAGTTCAACATATAAACCTTCATTCCATCTTAAATTACGAGTATTAAATAACCTATTCATATTTATGATTTCAGGCTTTTCAGTTTCTTTTGTAAACAGCTTTAATATTTGTTCATCGTCTCTAAATCTTATAGTATAATTTTGTTGAATATTATTTCTGCCAATTCTACCCATAGCTTGAATTAATTTTTCCTGAGTTAAATTTAAATCTTTACTAAGAAATCCATGACAAAATTGATAATTTGTTCCGTAAATGTAATCACTTGAAGCTATAATCATGTATAACTTTTGCTCATCCGCAAGTTTTTTCATAATTTCTGTATAAGTAATGTTTTCATGATTAATAAACACACCTATTCCCATCATTAACAAAATTTTCCACGAGTTTTCAATACCTTTTAATGCCATTATATCTGAAACGCAATTCTCATCAATATTGCTTGTAAAAACATTTTTATAGTCAATGTTTTCAGCCCATTTTTCTAAATGTATTTTTCTATTTGGAACAAACCCATCATTTAATGTTGCGGATTTAATCATTGTTTTTAATGTATTAATTTCTTCTGTAAATCTTGATAGCTTACCTGTACTAATAAACTCTTCAGGAATTTCTCTATTGAGTTTTTTGGCATCTTTATTTGATTTATTTCTGCTAGATATTTTGTTATTTCCACTGAAACAACTTACTTCATTTTTTACCTTTTTATCAAGAGCATCTTTAATAGCTTCAAATTGTGTTTCTAATTCAAATATTTTCTCATTTATAATATTATTATATTCAATTTTACCCATAATGTCATTCATAACTAGCTCAGGAATATTTGCTTGTTGAATACAAAATTTGGCTATTTTTTCAATATCATTTGAAATAAATATAGTTGGACCATCTGTTAGCGTATGAGAATCTTTGGTGGTAACATAAACGCCAGATGTTCCTAATTTAACAATAGGGGTGGGTGGAGCGCGAATTTGTTCACTTTGAAGTCTTGAAATAGATGAACCTCCTAATGTAGACGCGCCTCTTACATTTGTCTTAACAATTTTATTTCCTTTTGGATCAATAAAGTTATTTTCAAGTATTCTAGGTCGTCTAATTAAATTAAAATGATTAAATATTCTTCTCCATTCACCAACTAATATATTTTTTAAAACAAATATATAATATTTTTTTATATTTTTCATATCAATATCGTGTATAGTTTCAAAATGTCTATCTAATTGAATTCTTGGTGTGCCTAACTCATTATTTATGACATAAGTAATAAATTCAACTACTTCTTTTAAATCAAAATATCTTAATAATGTCAAATAATCATTACAATGAGCAGCAACTTCTAATATGGCATCGTAATTTGAATGTAAATAATGTGGCAACATAACTAAACCATCTTTATTAATAATTGGTATTGATTTTTTACAATCATGGCTAACAATGTCAATTACATTGGCTTCAGGAAATGTGTGTAAGAAATCCGGTATTGTTTCAGTTAATTCATTACTCTTCGGCAATGTAGCAGATGACAACACAACATTTGGTATAGCATTTTCTTTCCAATTTTTTTTAATTGTAGAATGAAACTCGTGCTCATTATAGTCCATTGTAATTGTTGGTTCATCCCAATACATAATAATGTCCTCTGCTTTAAAGAACGCAAGCATGTAGTACATAGCAGGCAAATACGATTTAATGTCGCATATCATAATTTCAACATTGTCTCCTACACTGTTATCTACTTTGCCTATACCTCCAGTGCGTTTATTTATAGTATATTCTTTGGCAGCAAAGTAATGTAGTCGAATATCATCAGCACTTGCGCAACCAAAAGCAAACGCAATTCTTTTTTTAACTGAAATTGCTGCTCGTGCTAAAGCTAAACCAACGTGTCTAGCAGCACATACAAATATAATTTTATTTTGCTCTGATAGCGCAATTGGAGATAATGTTTTTCCAGTTCCAGTAGGAGCCATGTATAATACTAGCTTTGGTTGTGGCGATTTACATGTGGTAAATATATCCTTTTGATGTTCATATAACATCAAATCGCCGTACTTCAATAAACTTTCATTTTTCTCAATTAAATCGACCGCATTTTCAATAATAATTGCTTTATCTATTTCATCTTCAAATTTATTTAATACTCTTGTTGTTAGTTCTATAATATGTCGATTAATTTTTACTACATTATTTTTTATTAAATTGTATAATGTGTAATAATGAAAATGAAGTAATTTATTATTGTTTGTTTTTTTACACTCTAGAATTTTTTCAATATGATTTAATAAAACCATTTCATATATATCTCTTGATTCCAATGACTTTTCATTAAATCTTTCTAATCTAATTTTATCAACAGAATTTAATTTAACTATATTATCTATTTTCATTTTTTGATAGTCTTGGTAAATTTTTACTAATTCTTTCTCGATTATATCACTTCTTTCTCTCAAATATTTAATAAACATATAGTCTTCAATTTTTTCCGTATATTCTATTTTTAAAAATGTGAAAATAGAATTGTTATTATTAATTCTTATATTAACATCATGATAACCCGCTATTATCATGTTTAATATATCAATTTCTTGCTTTGAAACGGAGACCTCAATGGAGTCCCATTCCGATTTATTAAGTTTTCGCTGCTTTAAATCCATTTTAACTGGTTAGTATATTTAAATTATATGATTTATTGTTTAAATGATATTTATAATCAATTTTTTTTTAATTTATTATAAAATAATATAAATATATTGGAACATATATTATAAAAGGATGAAAAAAGAATATACTATAGTTTCTATTGAAGGCAATATTGGTTCAGGCAAATCAACGTTATTAGCAAATTTACGAGAACATTATAAAAATAACGTAAATATTGTATTTTTGAAAGAACCTGTAGATGAATGGGAAAAAATAAAAGATTCAAATGGAATAACAATTCTTGAAAAATTTTATGCTGACCAACACAAGTACTCTTTTTCATTTCAAATGATGGCATATGTATCTAGGCTTAAGGTTTTACGTGATTCGTTAAAAACTATTACAAATGATAATAAAACTATAATTATTACCGAAAGGAGTTTATATACAGATAAATTGGTATTTGCCAAAATGCTTTATGATTCTGGAAAAATTGAAGATGTTAATTATCAAATTTATTTAAATTGGTTTGATGCTTTTTCAGAAGAATTTCCAGTTCATAAAACAATCTATGTAAAAACCAATTCAGAAATTTGCCATAACAGAATTATAAAACGTTCTAGAGAAGGTGAAGTAATTCCTTTAACTTATTTAGAAAATTGTAATTTATATCATGATAATATGATGAATGAATTTATAGAAAAAAATATTTGTCAAGAACAACTTATTTTAAATGGAAATGTTGACATATATGAAAATAAATTACAAGTAGACATTTGGATAGAAAATATTAACAACTTTATTAATAAATAAAATAATATAATAATAATATAATTTATATGAGTGCTAAATCAGTAGAATCTGATATTCCAAATAATACATTTATTTTTTCTTTTGTTAGAATGAATCCACCAACTCCTGGTCATTTATTATTAATAAAATCATTAATTGATAAAGCTATACTTTTAGGTGTCGAAAAAGTATATGTAATGCTTTCTAGTTCAATGGATGGAAAAAATCCGATTCCTTGTAGCAGAGATACTATACCAAAATCAAAAACAAAGGCTGATGGTGAAATTATGGAAGCAATAGTTCAATCTGGTTCTGTTTATAAATCCACTATTTTGGAAGAAATAATCGAAACTTATAAACGACAACTTATAGACGCAGAACCTCTTGAAGAAACATCATCTGCTAGCAGAGGAAATAGAAGAGCGCAAATTGAAAATGTTAGAATTATTGTTTTATGTTCAACTGGTAATCCATTTGGATTTATTTATAATGTAATTAAAAAAGATTTTCTTGACATAGGTATTCCAAAAATTAATATGTTTTTTGTTGTTGGTAGAGATAGAGCCGATTTTTTAGATACAATTATTGATAATTTTAAAACAAAAAGTTATGTTAAATTGCTTGATGGGGAAATTTTGGATAGAACAGGAATGACTGAATTAAAAACTACAGGATTGAGTGAACGTAAAATAGAAGAAATTGACCCATCTGCTTACTCGGCGTCTTTTATAAGAAATTTAGTTAAAAATGGAAAGATTGAAGATTTTAATACAGTTTATAGAAAATTTCTTCCACCAGAAACTATTCAAAAAATGTTTGAAACAATTCAAATTGGAATACAAATGAAAGTGCCTGCTTCAAAAGATGAGGATGAAAATCCAAAATCAAAATATTTTGATAACAAATTATTGCCAATAATTATTGAATCAGGAGGCAAAAGAAGAACAAAAACCAAAAAAAGAAAAACCAAAAAAAGAAAAACCAAAAAAAGAAATGAAAGAATTTATAAAAAGTAATTAAATGCGTAAAATAATATAAATACATTATATAATGACGAAAGAAGTTCTAGTATTATGTCAAAGAAAATCAGGAACACCAAGTAGTTATGGTTATACTGGTGATATAAGAGATGTTGTTGTTCCAAAAATAAATGAATTTGTTGAGAAACATTTAGGAAGTGATACACATATCGAGTATTTAACATACATTCGAGGTTTAGATGGTGACGCAGATTATAATTTTGAACTGGAATCGAATCCAAATAATATTAAAGCAAAGGAATTTATTTCAGCTCATAAAGAATTTTATTCTTTAATTCTTCTTAATACTTGCCCAGTATTATACATGGATTTTCAGTTAATATATGATTTATTAAAACCTGAAGGAAAAATATATTTTTCCGTTTTTCCTCGTGAAAACCCATTTGACATTTCAATAGGAGTTCCAGAAAGCGTAACAAGTACTATCTATTCTTTGTTTAATGACATTGGAGGTGGATTTTATCAAAAAAAGATGAAAGGTGGTAAAAAACGAAAAAGTTATAAATATAAAAAAAGTTATAAAAAACGAAAAAGTTATAAAAAACGAAAAAGTTATAAAAAACGATAAATAATTATATATATAAACATAAATAATATTAATACAATTTATTAATATTATTTATGAGTGAAAAAAAGGGAGAGCCAATATTAAAATGTCCACATTGCGATGAATATATTATTATAGAAAAATTAAATTGCGGAATTTTTAGACATGGTCAATTAGTATCAAATGGACAGCAAATTAATCCTCATGCGCCAAAAAATATATGTGATTACTACAAATCTAATAATTTAATTTATGGATGTGGTAAACCATTTAGAATATTATTAAAAGAAAACAAATTTATAATCGAAATTTGTGAATATATTTAATTTTATATTTATATATATTAAACAATGAGTAACACATCACAATTTAAATATAAAATAAATTTGATGGCTGATGTTGACAAATCAAGCAATATTGAAATTGGTTTGTGGGGTGATTTTGCGGTTAGAAAAGGCTATAAAATAAAGAAGATTGTTAATGATAAAAAACCAATTGAAGGTATAGTAGTACAATTTGTAACAAAAAAAACTCAATTTGAAGATGCTAATGGTCAACTTTATAATACTACTGACAGCATAAATACATATACAAGTGGTCAGGTTAATTATAGTAATGATTCTTATTTTGAATTATTTGACATCAATCCTAATGTAAAAAAAGATAGCATTGGCAATACAGTTGGTCCTGGTGAGTGTCAATATGATGATAGATTCCAAAATGGCGCATTGGTTAAATATGTGGAGGATAGATATACAAAAGGAAAGAACATTCATCAGCCTAGAATAGATCCAAAAACTAACCGAGCGGTCGGTTATATTGCGGAAGCATATCCTTCCACAGATAGAAAATTTGATATATTTAAAACACATGGTAGTATTGAGATGATTGGAAAAAATTATTTCATTTCAACTGATGATAAAAGTAAATATGATAGAATTAGGGGTTTAAGATGGGATTCTTCTGAAAAAACTCCTGCTAATGGGTTGCCATATTTACCTTATTCGCCTGACATTCTTGCTTTAATTAATTCGTCGACTGAATCAGAAGTATTTGTTCATAGAGTCACCGCATTATGGGATTATACTAATGATGGTTTGACACGGATTAGTTCAACCTCAAGGATAGAACAACCTCTAGTGTCAACGTCTTCGTCATCGTCTTCATCTTCATCATCATCTTCATCTTCATCATCATCTTCATCTTCATCGCCTTCACCTTCTGTGTCGTCTCCAGTAGCAACAACCACTGGTCGGTGCCAAGTCAAAGGTTGTCCTAATCAAGGCTGTATTGTTTATAGTGGGTTATGTAGTTATCATTATAATGAACAACAAAAAACAACACCAGGAGGAGGAAAAAGAGGAAAAAATAAAAAATCAAATAAAGGGAAAAAAATAAGTAAAAGAAAAAAAACTTACAGAAAAAAATAAAATTGATTTTAAAAATATATTTAAAATCAAGTGTATAAAATAATAATTAAAATGTCAAGAGCACTACAATTTATTAATCTAATTAATACAGGTTTCAAATATGTTATTGAAACCAGTAAAAGATGTAACATAGATGAATCGCATGCCTTAAAACACAGCATGGAAGTATATGGATTTGCGAATAGAATTTATGAAAGTGAAATTAAAAAAAATTCTGAATTAGAAAATCAGAGAGAAATTATATGTATGGCGGCAATTGGTCACGATATGTGTGATAAAAAATACATGGATGAAAAGGAAGGAATTGAAAATTATAAAAAATATTTATCTGAATTTATTACACCAGATAAGTTGGAAATAATTGGTAAAATAATCGGAACTATGTCATATTCCAAAGTAAAAGCAAATGGATATCCTGATTTGGGAGAATATCAGTTAGCATATCATATTGTTAGAGAAGCCGATTTATTAGCTGCTTATGATATAGACAGATGTGTAATGTATTCAATGTATTGTTATAATATTGAATATAACAAGGCATTACAACTTGCGATAGAATTATTTGATAATAGAGTATTTCGTATGAGACAAGATAAATTATTTAAAACAACATATTCAAAAAAAGAATCAATAAAATTACACAAAAAAGCAACAATTGATGTCGATAGTCTTAAATTTATAAACAATATATAAACAATCTATAAACAATATAAATTGGGTTTCTTTTCTAGCTGTTCAATTTCAACTAACTTATCAAACATTAATGGGTTTAAATTTTTATCTAACTCATTTCCTTCTTTAAGTATTTTATCAAAAATATGTTTATTCATATATATGTCTTGTTGTTTATAATCTGTTGTAAAAATTTTTTTTAACTTTAATAATTTTCTAGTAAAATAGTTTTTTGATTTTTTTCTTTTTAAATCATCTAATTCAAAAAATGACGCTTTAAATTTTTCATTATTTCCACCAGTTGTAATTCTACAAACAGTATTTGAATCATTTCTTTTAATTTCCTTATTACTATTAGTTATTTTTTCTCCAGCATTATGGTAAGAAACACCTAAATATATACTATGATATTTAACATTTGGTCTTTTTCTTTTCGTTTTATTATATAAATTACAGTTTGATTTATATGTTTTGTTATTTGTTTCACAAGATAAAGCTAGATAACTAAATTTTTCATTGTCATCATCTGGGTGATAATAAGAACTATTGCCACTTTTTGTTGTAAAAGGTAAAAGTGCTATTGGATCTCCGTTTTCAACATATCTTCTAAACAATATATTGTTATCTTCAATAAATTTATTAAATTTTGAAATTAATAATTTATTCATAACACGTGGCGCTCCAAATGTAACGCACGCAATATTTTGTTTTATATTTTGATTAGCTATCAAATATGAAAATATTGTGCTACAACCACCACCTAACGAATGACCTGTTGTAACTAATTTATAATTTATAGAATGTAAAAAATTATTTGAGAGAAAATCAATAGATTCTTTTATAGTATAAAATATTTCTCCAATAATTTTAAAAACGCCTAATAATATTCCTCTATTTGAACCTTTACATGTTTTATAAGGTTTTACCGAAGATGCTTTTATATAAGATATAGCGCTTTTTGGGGAATACGTGCCTCTAAAACAAACAAAAATAGTATTTAGTCTTTTATCCGCGACTATATAAACGCTTGAATAATTAGATGTTGAAATGGAAATATATTTAACATTAGATGAATCAGAATTATAATCATTATGAGATCTTTTAATTATATTATTTATTTGTTTATTAATAATACTAATGTTATTAATTTTTGGTTCAAAAATTTTAAGTTTGTCTATATATTTTATTTTATGTAATTGAGAAGATAATTCCTTAATTTTAAATATTTCTGTATAATGATGTAAAAAAACAGAGTTATTCATATAAGATAATCTTGCTAAAATTGAACATGTATGACTTATTAATGGTATATCCATAAATTATTAATATATTTAAAATTTATTAATAATTTAAATTTCAGAATATAATTTACATGCTAAGGTCTATTACAACAGGGTAATGGTCTGAGTTATAAGAACCACAATATTCTGGATATCCGTGATAAAAAAACACATTATCTATCTTATTTTTTATTCCAGGTGTAACTAAAACATGATCTATCATTGAATAGTCTTTGCTCGACTGTGTATTACAGTTATCATCTGAGTCATACCAGTCACTATAACGTTCACTTTGTATTACATTTTCGGCAACACTCGTAAGCTGATATTTTCCAGCATAATTGCCAAAATTCCCTTTTAATATATTAAGAACTTGAGATGTTGGTTTATTGCTATTAACATCTAAGACTTCTCCATCAAAATCGTTAAGATCGCCCAACACAATAACTTCATATTTACGAGTAACATAATCAGCAATAACTGTTTGTAAAACAGACGCTTGACCTTCTCTCTGGGCACATCTTGAAGATTCAGTTGGTATCGCAATAAAATGAGCTCCAATAAAAGCAATATTCATATTATCTAATTTGAACTCGGTAATGTAATGTTTACTTACACCTGTTGAACCAGTGTCAGTATAACCACATTGAGAACCTTGTATAGGATAATTATATTTTTCTTCGGTTCTATATAAACTAACAGTCGGGTCAACCCGAGTCAACATCCCTACATTTTGCCCAGTGCTTGTATCAGTTCCTTTTTTTAAGTAAGGCATATAGGTTTGGTCATTTAAAGCACTCTTAACCATATTAAGTTCATCACAGCCTTCAATTTCACAAAAATTTACAATGTCAGGATTTAAATCTTTAATTACTTTTGTAACATATGACAAATGTGTGTTCGCATCCGTTTGATTTTTCCATGTACAACCATTGCCAGGACAATTTGCTGAACTATAGTAATCAATAAAAAGCCATTCAACATTATATTGAACTAATCGTAGCTTACTTTTATCAGTACGTCTGTCGCCATTGCTTGTAACAATAGGACATTCTGTATCCGCTGAAATTAAACCTACAAACAAGAAAAACAAAAAAAGAGATCTAAACATTATATTTTATATTACAAAATATAAAATAAATAACCAATATTTAAATTATTGAAATATCACAATATATTATATTATATGGCGCAATCAAGAGTTTCGGGTTTAGATGAAACTACTAATAAATATCCTACAATTACTATTGCTATTGTAGGACACGGTGAAGATTTAATTAATAAACCATTAAGTGAGGCGGACCCAAATGTTAGAATATTTTCTAGAGCAGGACAGCCATTTTGTGTAGGCATTGCTGGTTCACAAATGATGAGTTTTGTTGAAAATTTATACTTCTCTCCAGAGAGAACAGAAAATATGGAAAAAAATAGTAGTTATCAAATGCTACGTAAAGTTGCCGACCATTATAATAATAGTGAAAATGATAGACAATTTAAAGGATTATGTGATAGGTTATTAATAGAAAATTCAAATGATAGTCAAATAAAACATACAAAACAAATTATAGAATGTAAAAAACATAACCAGATATACAGCCCAATTTATGATCACATATTTCATTTTACAGATAATACACTTCCTTTAGCTGGTCAAAATGGAATACATATTTTAGAAACAATAAATCATATTTCAAGAGGTAATATTGATTTTGAAAATGAAGAACTCAATTTAGCTTATAAAAGATTTTTTATAAAAAAAGGCATTATTTTTAGGAAAGCATTTTTTGAAGAAATGATTGTTGAATTTTTAGAAAAATTTAAATTAGGTCCTGATTTAGAAACAAACTTATTACCTGAAGATAAAGAAAGATTAGAACATTTGAGATATCGCTATCCAGCAGAACATGTAGCATTAAATAAAACATATAAAGATGAATTAGATAAGAGAACCAATTGGTTGTTAACAAGTTCAAAAATAACAAGATACAGTAAGGCAATTTTAGAAAAATTCCCTTTTATTTACCCATTAAAATTAATAAGAGAATTTGCAACAGACAGTTCTGAAATACACGAAATATTTAACGAAGATGATGATATCATAATTAAAGCAAAGGCAAAAGAATTACATGTAAAAACCAGGAATATGATGATAGAAGAGAAAAAAAAAGCAATTGAAGAAAAAGATGAAGAAAGAGCAAAACAAATAGAAGAAAAAATAGACGAATTGATAAAACAAAAAGAAGAATTTTTGAAATCAGATTTTGAAGGAATGATTGAAAATATTAAATTAAGTCAACTTATTGATTTTTTTAAAGAAGAAGGGTTTGTCGTAATTAATATTATTGATTTTACGTGTAGAGTTGTCCATAAATATTTAGATCCCGCATACTTAGATTTAGATGAAAGTAAATTAGAAGAAGAAGAAGAAAAAGAAAAAAAGAGAAAAAAAGAGAAAAAAAGAGAAAATGTAAGAGAATATGAGGAAGAACAATTAATGGGGTCTCAAGAAGTTAAACAAAATATAGGTGGCAGAAAAAAACGTAGAACCAGAAGAAAAAAAACTAAAAAAAATAAAAAAACAAGACGCCATAAAAAGTATTATTAAATTATAAAATTGAGTTTGATTAATATACTTAGTTATATTAATATACAAATATGTTTGAATTAATAAATAATAATAAGGAAAAATACATTGTTACTGATATAGAATATTTACTACAATTTGATGGATGTAGTAAAGGTAATCCTGGTAAAGCAGGTGCTGGAGCAGTTATTTATAAAAATAAAACTGAAATTTGGGGTAAAAGCTTATTTATTGGCAACAAAAACACAAATAACGAAGCAGAATATGCTGGTTTAATAATAGGACTTGAAGAAGCAATTGATATGGGTATTAAAAATCTATATGTTGAAGGTGACAGTTTACTTGTTATTAATCAAATGACAGGTAAATATAAAGTAAAATCTGAAAATCTAATCTTATTATATAAAAAGGCAAAAGAACTAGAAAAACAATTTGATATAATTATATATAATCATATTTATAGAAATCTTAATAAAAGAGCTGACGAATTATCAAATTTGGCTTTAAGTCATGAACATTAGAATTTTAATATTCTAACAATTGAATTCCTAAAATTTTTTTTGGTTTATACTTTAAAATGTCAATTTCTTTTTTAGTTGTTGGAAATTCTTTATCTCCATAAATGTCTTGTAGCAATAGCCATTCAAATATCCCACCTGTATAAAGAAAAACGTTGTAAAATCCTAATGAAGTCAGTTGATTATATTTTACGTATATTTTTTCATCATTACAGTTGTGTCCATATATTATTATTTTTATTTGTTTATTACCATTTTTAATTAGTTTATTCATTAATTCTTCTTCTTGATTAATATTTATTGTATTTGGTATTAAACATTCTTGTTCTTTTTCAGATAATGTATTTATTAGAATAAAATCTTTATTTTTAATTGTATATTGAATGTCTTCAAAATTTATTTTTTGTATTGATTGAGATTGTCCCATTATTTATTTATTTAATTTATTTTTAAATAATAAATTTTTAATAATTTAATAATTTAATAATTTAATAATTTAATAATTTAATAATTTTGAAAAATCTCCATTTGAATAATGAAAAATTAAAAAACAAACTAAACCAATAACAACATCTACTAATAGATATATCCAAGCATTTCTATTTCCTATTATAGCATTATAAGCAAATAATCCATATAATAAAGCATGTAATGGTCTTAAATTATTCCACCAAATTTTCTCTCCAAAAACTTCCGCTCCAGTTTTTCTTGTTCCTGTTACAAATATATATATAAACCCAATAGCTGGTAATAAGGCTAAGTAACCCAAAATAGGTAAATAATTTATGCTAACATTTTTCGCAATAATAACAAATAAAGTACGCAACCCGATACAACCTATCAAGAATAGTAAAAATCTCTTCTGTATATCATTCATTTTATAATACATTAATATTATAAAATAATTATCACCTTTATCTTCTACGAAACCTTTTAGATTTCATTTTTTTTGTTCGTGATTTAGACTTTCTTTTTTTGTTTGTCTTTTTTCTTCCACCTTGAACTCTTGAAGGCAGACGGAGTTCATCTCTATTATCAAGCCAAAATTTATTAGCTTCTTTAAAAAAATCAGACGTGATAATATCATCAGTAACCATTTGCCTACTTAGATGTTCTACAGCCGCAACATCAGCTGTTATAAAATTGAATTTAACTATTGGATTTAAATTTTTTACAGCTATTTTTAGTTTACCATCCGGTAATTTATTGTCGACAACAATGCCAAATTTAAAATCAGAACTAACATAAACTCTAATAATGTCTCCTATTTTAAACGAAGTAACAGTATTTTCCATTTATATATTTTATACACATAAAATATATAAAATTGTATATTTTCTAAATGTTATGAAGAATGTAAAATGTATAACAACTTATTAATTAAATTGAACGACTATTTCAACTTCTTCTTTTTTAATACTCTTTGTAGCGGAAATCGACAATTCCTCCCTCTTTTTACGCGTTTTTGAATTATCAATGACGACACCCTCCTTTCTTTTAGATGTACTATTTCGGTTATTCATATCATTTTCAATCGTATCATAATTAGATTCGATGTAATCTATAACTTTATTTTCGATCGCCCACTTAAAAAAGTTCAATTGTCCAATTGTGGTCTCAATACATGTTCCATTTTTATACGGAATGCTGATACGGTCCCAGCGACAAAATGGGTCGAATCTTTTCTTACTATATGCTTTCAATTTGAGCTTATAATCAAAATAAACTTTAAATCGAATAATGCTGCCATTATTATCAATGGGATACAAAGTGTAATATTTTTTCGCATAATTTGTAGCAAACCAATCCACAATTCGCAGAGAGATTTTTGACTCGCCAGTGATTATCTTTAACATTCTATTAAGATAGCCGTCGTTTTTATAAAAATCCATTAAATTATTTAGCAATAATTCATTTTGAGTAGTATAAACAGTTGTTGCGTTCATTATGTTAGAATGATAACAACTTATTTAAGTCTTTATTTAACATATATTTATTTTTGTTTTTATTGTTTTTATTGTTTTTATTGTTTTTAAAATAAAAAACAATATTTATATTATATATAAAATGTCTGATTTTATGAATTTATATTTTGGTCCGTTATCGGTCGAATCTTGTATATACTTTAAGATACTAACAATGTTTTTCTTTGCGCTTTTTGTATTCGCAATTATTAGCGAAATTATCTTTGTAATTAAAAGATATCAATCATTGAATTTTAGAATGTTTACAAACGGATTATTATTATTATTTAATGCGTTCCTTGCTTATTTTGTAAATCGTTTGTTATATTCAATGTGTTCTAAATCATTGGCTTAAATTATTACTAATTCTAGACGAACCTTGTGTTGTATTAACTGGTTTTAAAAATTGATCTCTAACTGATATATCATTTACATAATTAGTCTCACCTAAAAAAGGATTAAAACCTATTTGTTGAACTAATACCCTGTCGGATATTTTGGTATCTAATTCTTCTCTCTTATTAGATACCTTAAAACCACCTCCTGAAAGTGATTGATTCAAAATGTCCCATGTATTTTCATCATAATTTAATGATGATGTATATGCGGATGAATCCATTTCTTTACTAAATTGTTTATTTTCCAGTTCCAGAACCTTTTTGAGTCTTCTGGATCTTTCATATGGTTCGTTTTTTGTCCATTTCCATTCCATATTAATAATACACTTTAAAATTATTATTAATAAACTTAAATATTTGTTATATCTGTTATATCTTGAATGCCTTGTTTTTTTACATTTAATTGTTTTGTAAATAAAAAACTATCATCCGTCCTTCTTCTTCGCTTTAAATTACAATCTAAACACGCTAAATGAAAATTATCTATATTATGACCTAAATTATTATTTATTCTATCAACCGACCATTGCGTCATTTCTCTCGAAATTTCATATAAAACATTCATTTCTTTTAAACAATAACGGCATTTTAACTCACAATCAATCATTTTAAAAATAATAGAGTCAAATGTTAAAAATCTATTTTCATCAAAAAGTTTTTTAATTTTGTCTTGTTGTTTATATCCTGATATTTTTTTATTAATTTCTTGAATAGCAAATTTTGTAATATTGTTTACAATATTATTTGATATATCGTTTATCATTCTAAACTGGGTTTCGTGCTCATATTGTTCATTTGTAAAAGACCAATTAGCAGAATTAATTCTTTTTTTAATTTCTTTCTCGTAATTCATAGACATTTTTTTCATTTGATACTTATTATTCGTACCAGTTATATTTATTTTTTTTGAACTTTCGTTCATATTATTTTTATATTATTTATATATTAATTTTTAAACTAATATAAAAATTGTTTATTTAATATATATTTATAAACTGAGTTAAACTCATATTTACATAATAATATATATTATGCAAGAAATAACAGAAATTACCGATGAATGTCAAGAGTTAAAAAATATTAAATACAAGACTATGTTATTAACTGGCATTCCATTAAATGAAACTAAATCATCTAATGATTTATCTAATCTAGATAAATTTTTAGAAACAGAGAAAATAAATAATAGTAATGAACCTTGGTGTAAATTAAATAAAACAATTAAAACTAAAAAATTAGTGGAATTTGTTGATATTTACTGTAAAGATAAAAATCTTAATGAAGATGATTCTAAATCAATGATTACATTTTTAAAAGATTGTCTTGATAAAAAAAAATTATCAAGAGTAAAAGATGTTATTTATGATAAAGACAACGGAATTGTTAAAGACATTCCCGCATTAATGTATAATAAATCAAATAAACATTTTACACTTAAAAATATTGATAAGCGGGTCTCAACATTAAAATCATTAGCACCTAAAAAATTACAAGGTTCTGTTAAAAATAAATTAATAGAGGATGAATAAACTATTAAAACAATTATATTAAAAACATTTAAAGTAATATATATAATAATATGCTACTTTACGAACTAGAAGAATTAGAAAATATATTAGAAAGCATCATATTTGAAGATGAACCTTCTATATTTAATCAAGAAAATGCCTTAGAATTATATGAAACTGTTTTTCATTTAACAGAATGTTATATTGAAGAACATCCGAACGCAATTTCTGAACCGGATTTTTATGATACATTATTAGAAGAAATTCAAGAAATTATGTATATACAAATGGAAGAACATATTTTAATTCAATATAATAACGATTTTATTGAAGATGATATGAATGACCTTATTGAAGAGGCTTTAAATATTTATTTGGCTACTTTTTATCCAGACAGATCAATTGAACAAAATAATAATGAAAGCAATGAAAATAATGAATATGATGACAACGAAATTGATATTATTGAAGAAAAAATCCAATGCCTAAGAGATTTGCCTCAACCTGTACAAAGAACGCCAGAATGGTATCAATTTAGATGGAATTTAATAACAGCCAGTAATGCTTGGAAAGCTTTTGAATCTCAATCAACAATTAATCAACTTATTTATGAAAAATG